TAGCTGAATTAAGCGCATACCAACCAAACGCAGTGCAATCTGTAGCTGTTTGAGCAGAATACAAAGCGCCCGCACCAAATGCCGTAATTGTTGCGCCAGTCGTATTACTATACCCAGCCTGATAACCTACTGCGGTGTTGCTGGAGGCGGTGGTGTTGCTGTAAAGAGCAGAATGTCCTAAAGCTACATTTGCGCCACCAGATGTGTTTAAAAGCATTGCAAGTCTACCGATAGCCACATTTTGACTTCCAGTAGTGTTTGTGTACAAAGGCGCAGAACCTAAAGCTGTATTTTCAAAACCTGTTGTATTTGCAGTTAAAGACCTTTCTCCAATAGCTGTATTTGAACCACCTGTACTGGCATATAAAGCCTTATAACCTACTGCTGTTATCTCTGATGCAGTTGTGCTTGAATATGCAGCCTGATAACCTACTGCGGTGTTGTTGGAGGCGGTGGTGTTGCTTCCAAGAGCCGCAGTACCAACTGCGGTATTAGCGCCGCCACTTGTATTGGAATAAAGTGATTGATTGCCTACTGCGGTGTTATACGACGCACCATTTGCATAAGCCAATGACGCAAACCCGATGGCTACATTACTGTCTCCAGTTTGAGACAGATTAAAAGCGTTGCTTCCAATGGCTACATTTCTAACGCCCGTTGTATTTGATTGCGCGGCAACAACCCCAAGCGCGACATTCTCTGTGCCGGTTGTATTGGCTTTTAATGCTTGATAACCAAAAGCTGAATTATAGTTGCCGGTGTTTGAGTAACCCGCTTGATACCCAAAAAACGCGCCGTCTATTCCGGTTGTATTACTATACCCAGCCTGATAGCCTACCGCTGTGTTGTAGGAGGCGGTGGTGTTTTGAACAAGCGACTGATATCCAACTGCCGTATTATAGTTGCCAGTTGTATTTGCTTGTAGATTAGAAATACCAACCGCTGTATTGGCCGTGCCAGTTGTGTTTGCTGTTAAAGCAAGGGCGCCGATTGCGGTAAGTTGGCCCGTTGTATTTACAAAACCAGCTTGATACCCAACAGCGGTACCATAAGAGGCCGTTGTGTTTGAAGGAAGCGCTTGCGTACCAACGGCGGTGTTATAACTACCCGTTGTGTTTGAATACAAAGCGTTGTAGCCGATTGCTGTTGAAAGCGCCCCAGCCGTATTTGAGTATAACGATGCGCGCCCAAAAGCAGTATTGTAGCTGCCGGTTGTATTGGCAAACATCGACGAATAACCAACTGCTGTATTCTGGTCGCCACTTGTGTTTGCTACGAGCGCATATTGCCCAATAGCTACAATCGACGTTCCTGAATTGCCTCCATTTGCCAAAGCTCCTGCACCGAGCGTTGTATTGCTTGCAACAGCACCACCACCCAAACCAATCGTCAAGCCGTGGATCAAACCATCCGTGCTGGCCGAGTCTTTAAGTAGCTTGCCGGTCGTGCCGTCGAACAGGACGATACCGTTGTTTGTCGAGGAGGCTGGGCCAGTGACGTCACCACCAGCATTAACCTGCCACGACGGAGCTACGCCTGTGCCGTTAGAGGTCAGCACATAGCCGGAGGTCGATGGGTTATTAGACGATACAACTGCGACTTCAGCTGGGTACGTCAGGAACACATCCTTGGTGCCAGCTGGGAACGAGACGATGCTACCGCTATTGCTTGATGCGAGAACGGTCGTACGAGCAAGGGTTGGGCCTACGGTGCTATAGGTACCGATACCAACTTCCCAGTTGCCGCCGCTCTGATCGGAGATGGTGTAATAGCATGTGTTGCCATTACCTACGACAGAGAACGCTTGGAAGCCAGTAACAGCACCCAGAAGGGTGGCGTCTGATGTACCGAGTACGGTGGTTGTTTCGCGGACGCGATCCTTCAAAACCAAGGCCATGATGAACCCCTAAGTCAAATTGTATTAAGCAGCGGTCAGAGTGTAGGTAACGGAGAGCGTATCGCCGCTGGTTACTGTCTTAGAGCCTGCTGTAAAGTCGCCTGCCGAGAACAGAGTCCCGGTCGTGTTGTCTTTGGTTGCCGAGCCGCCAATGTTGATGAAGCAGCCAGCAACAGTACCCGAACCGGTCATGCTGAACACAACGGCCGACGATGTAGTCTTAACACCACCCGAAGCTGCGCTGAACGTCGGAGTCTGGCGGTTGCCGGTGTATGTCGGGGCGTTAGAACCACCAACTTCGTTCCACGTACCGTGCGAAGCCTGAGTATCCGAGGCGGCTGCAGTGCCGGTACCCTTCAGGCCCATGTAGATAGCGCCAGCGGCAGAGTTGCCCAGCATGGTGTCGCAGGTCAGGTTCAGACCAACGGTCGTCACGAGATTGTGGATGTCGTCAGACCACTTGAAGTTGCCTTCAGCGTCACGGCATTCGACGGTGTAGTAGCCGCCAGTTTTACGGGAAACGGTAGCGTCGCAGCTGTCCGAGATGTGGAAATTGTCCATGGTTGCTCCTAGATTGTGTATTTGTTGCTCTTGCTTACGTTGTCAAATGCCCTGATTACTTGAAGATTTTCAGGAACATGTAGCCCAGAAACCAGTTTACCTTGAAGCGGTATTACATGGTCAACGTGGTAATCAAGACCAACATTTCTTAATGCGTCAGCATACTGGTAAACGCATTCCATTTCAAACAAATCAACACTTGTAAGCCATGACGGAGTGCGCTTCAGCTTTGCTGCTTGGTACTTCCTAGACTTTGCTGCAACAAGCCATCTGTTTGCTTTTGACCAAGACTTGTTGTAATCGCTAAGCTTGTCTTTGTTTTTTGCGCTATATGCTCGATGTCGCTCGGCAACAACTTCCCGGTTTTCAGAAACATACGTTTTGTTGCGCTGCGTTATTCGATCTTTGTTTTCAAGATAATACTGCGCCTTTGCCTTTACTCTAGCTTCTGTGGCATCAAAAGCCTTTGAGCTTATGCGCGTGCATTCAACGCATTTGCTATTCGACACATATCTATCTGAAAGATGGCCGTGTTTACATTGCTCACCAGTACGATAAGTCTTTAGCCCTAACGCGATTGCATCATGGATTGAGACTGTTTTCACTACGCTATCCTTATGACAGAACTTGTTGCAGTGTTAACTGGGAATGTGACTGTAAACGTATTTGTTGCGGTTTTATCTGAGCCGAAGTCCAGAACACAGACAGCTGCACCTGTAGTGCTATTGTAGATCAAAGCACCGCGCGCAGTGAAGTTCGCTGGACTCCAAGTTACGTTGTCAAACGAAATATACGCAACGGTCGAGTTGTCCGTGGCCACTGGGATAATCGTCAGGTTCTTGCCTGTCGCCGTGTATCCTGTGCCGCTGATCTCGCCGTCAGATGTATATACAGTCGTATCTGGGCCAAGGTTGGCGCTGGCTGTATACAAAGCAATCTTGTACGTGTAAGTCGAACCAGACGTGAAGTCTTCGTTGCCGCTGGCAAGGTTAACCTTGAAAACCGTGCATGCGCCTTGCTGAATCATGTCGTCACCTTAATGCGAGCCTGACCATCGCGGTAAGCATCGCCACGTTCCAGACCATCGCCCAGGCGAGCAAGTTGTGCAAGAGCTTCTTGATACTTCTGCTCGTAGTAAGCAACCATATCCTGTTCGCCCTTCTGGAAGATAACGGCCTCACGCATGGAGCCGTACAGGAGAACAGGAGAGTAGTTGTCGCCAAGCCACGATGTGCCGCTTTGATTGGATACGGTAGCCACCGGTACAGAGAAGCCGCTACCGGTATTACCAATGGCCGAGGCCGGCGCGCTCAGCGTATCGCCGATCACGTACAGAGATCCACCGTTACGGATGGTGACGCTGGTTACTGCGCCGCCAGATACAACGATGTCTGCGGTTGCAAAGCTACCCTGGCCGCCAGTTAGGTTGACACCTAGGTAGGTGCCAGCCGTATACGACGTACCACCAGTGATTGCCCCGACGGTCTTGATGACGCCTTGGACAATGGTGGGCGGGTAGTAGAAATAGTGCAGCTCTACAGAGTAGTTGGCGTCAGGCGTTGGACCCAAGATAAACGACAGTTCGTTGCGGTTCGTGTACTGGGTGCCAAACAGCGCGTAGTACCGCGGCGTTCCTGCATCGGCAGGGCTTGGGTACGCGGCGCGAATGAAGTTGACGTCTTTGTTCAGCAGGTACTCGTACTCGCCATTCGCTTGAATGACGGCCATCGAGTAGGTTGACAGGAAGTCGTCCGGACACGAGAGGTACTTGTTAGACGTCGTGGCCGTACCAACAACGTTCTTCCGCAGAGACGGGATTTGAACGGAGTTGTAGATCCGGTCTTCGGCCTGCTGTACAAACGTAGGAATGTTGGCAACAAACAGCTGTTCTGTCGTTTCCAAGTAATCCTGAATTGTCTGCGAAAGTTCGTTGTAGTTCATTTGTTAGCCTTGCTTACCGCTGATCTTGCGACCCTTGGTAGCTGCGCCATAGCCGCGCATTTCTTTTACGCCATACGGATTGTCAGAGCGGTAGCCCTTAGTCAGATTGCCGACGCTGATCTCAAGATCATTCATTGTGTCGCCACTCTTGTAGACACCATCGGCAGGGTTGCGATTAGGCATTGGCTGCTTGTAGATGCCAATGTCGTTGCCGCCACCTTTAGGATACTCAAACCCCGTGTAAGCGCTTGCAGGCTTATTCTCCTTGGCATGGCCAAGAGGATACGACTCAGCCGGCTTCGTCTTAGCGAAATCATTCTTAGCCATGATTTACCTCACTTCTGGTTCATTGCACGAGCCATGTTGCGACCAACGCGCTTCATTGCCTCGCCAGTAACAGTAGAGGCGCCCTTCTTGCCGCTACCCTTTTGGATTCCAACGGTCGGGCCGCTATCGCCCAGGTTCTTACCCTTGGTCTTGCCAGTCTTTGTTACGCCGTCTGCGGCACGTTTGAAAGTCATCATGGACTCCTTAAGTTGTGGATACTGTAACAGTACCGATTTCTACAGATATTACCAAGTAATTTGGAGTTAGTCCCGCATCATCTTGACGCGATCCGCCTACCGGCGCCCAGCCCCATTGGAACACTCGGCTACCGCCTTCCGAACTGCCGATGCCGTCAGGGCCAACGCCAGTTAAGTTGATCTGCAAACCGCTCGTGCCAGACACCAGATAGCTGACGTCAGGACGTGGTTCGCGCACGGCCTGCGGGTCGTCCACAGGGTACATGCCAAGCTGCAGCTGAGGATGGTCAGGATCCCAGCAGCTATCACATACCTTGATGCGGTATGGCTTTGTCTTCAGGATCTGAATGCGCAGCTCTTTCAGCTTGTACCGTTGGTCGCAACGGTCGCACTGGGCGATTGCGTATTTGCCGGAAGCGAAACGATTAGGCATGGTTATCTAGCGTAGAACATTCCACGAGGAACCCAGCGAGCCGGAGCCTTCTCGCGGTCTTCGTCGGCCGCCAGCTGGAACTGCTGCTCGTATTCTGCCTTCAGCATAGGAACGCGGTTAGGGTCGATCTCTGGCAGCTTTGTGCTGAGGTAGTAGGCTAGACCAGCCACCATTGCCGGGACAAATCGGAACGGGATGTCCTGATCGTATGTCCCAGATCCAGCGTCCTGCATGCGGCGTAGGCGGTAGTACACAAAGGTGTACTGGTCGCCCGGTGGGTTAGGCGTAGGCCATACGTTAATGCACGGCAGGTTGCTGACGGTTACGCCAGCAGAAATAGCGTGAGCAGCTGCAGCAGTTCCATTTTGGCCTCGCCATGCGTTCAAGATCTGATTGCCTACGATGTTCTGGTAGCCAATGACTTCTGACCCGATGACGATGAAACCAACGGTTGGCAGCACCGATGCGTCGGTCAACGTGATCGTTGTGTCCGTTGCCGTAATTCCAGCAGCCAGGGTCGTCGATGCCGATCTGTTCGTCGTGCCCGACTGGCGGTTGATGTAGACCTGAATCGGACGGCCGTTCGTGTTCTTGTTCGGAATCGTCAGGTAGGTGGACTCTGAGATCCGACTTATGTTGATGTCAATCTGGTTGGACTGGGATCCGTTGTTTGTACGGATAACTTGATCCAGCAGGTCGATGGTATCCACTGGCAACGCATACACGGACTGGTAGGAATTCAGCAGGATCTGCCCTTGCTCCACCGTCCATAGGTTAATGCCGCGGTTTGCCCATTCAATTGTCAACAGGTTCAGACTGCGACGTGCTGTACGAAAGTCATAACCGCTACGCAGCTGAGATCCGCAACGCTCAAACGCCTCTTCAATGAGGTCGTTGACGTCCAAATTGAATGAGGTCGTTCCAGTCGTTGTCATTTCTTCATGCCCTTGAGGGTTTCAGCCAGACGCGCGCGTTGGCCTAGTTTACCCGGTTTCTTAGCTGCCGCGGCAAGCTTCTTCGAAGGAATCTTCTCGCCTGACTTCACGCCGAGTTCTTTGCGTAAAGCACCAGGCTTTTTGATTGCTTTCTGGATCCACTTTTCAGCCATTACTTGCTCCTTGCTGCGCGGATATTGTCCACCATGTTTGGGTACGGACGGCCGCCAGACTTTGCCGCAGCCTTGGCTTTTGACTTCTGCGCTGCCGTCAGCTTCTTTGGTTTGCCCAAACCTTTTGGCCGGGCTTTATCCCAAACTTCGCCGCCCTTAGCGTACTCGTCAACAACATCAGGGTTGTCCTTGCGAGTAATCTTCTTAGGCTTGCCCGGCATCTTGCTGGGGCTGATGCAGCCCATTCCGCGTGAAGGCCTCATGGTTACACCATGCGACCCTTGGTCTTGCCGCGAACGGCGCAACCATCTGCGCGCTTGGAAGCCGATGCTACGCCACCAGACTTCATGCCCATAAACTTCTGGCCTTCTGGCAACGAGCTGCGACGGGCGCGAGCTGCGGTTGCTGCTTTGCGAGCAGCGATATCAGGCATTGCCGACTTGGCAGACTCAGCAGACTTTGGACGAGGCAGGTCTGGATACATAGAGCGGCTGTCTGACTTGGACTGAGAAGCCTTGACTTCAACTTGATCCTTGCCCGTAACCTTTGGCGCTTCAGACTTTGGCTTCTCTTCTGCTTTTGGAGCAGCCTTTTCTACCTTGCGTGGAGATTCTGCCTTTGGCTTGGCTACAGAACGGGCTGCCTTTGGAGTCTCTTCCGATTCAGAGCCTTCGTAGACGTAGTCTTCACCCTGGGCTTTGCCGCGGGCTTCAATGTCTGCCAGAGCTTGGGCGATGCCCTCTTTGGTGTTCACGTCATCGGCGAATGTAAAGCCGCCGTCTTCGTAACGCTTAGTCTTTTTCATACCATCCGTCCTTTTGTCTTGCCTTTTACGGCGATGCCATCAGCGCGCTTGGAGGCCGAGCTTACCTTGCCGCCCTTGGCGTAACCACCCATGCCAACAGCCTTGTCCAGCTTGGCGTTGAACGTGTTTGGGTTTTTTTCGTTTTGAGCGCGACGACGATCAGCGGCTTCCTTGTTTTGCTCAGGCGTGCCAACAACCTTTTCGTACGCAGCCTTTGCCGCCCGCTTTACGGGTTCCGTAATGTATCGGTCGAACGCGGCCTTGTCAGCTTCGTTCTCTTCCTTAGCGATACGATCCGTAATCTCTTTACCGTCTGCCATGATCAACTCCTTGTCACCTGTACATTGTACAGGTGAGATTAACAATAACGCTTGGCCTTACCGCCGCGAGCCATGACCACTTCTTTACCTTTGGTCTTGCCCTTGGTTGCAATGCCGTCTGCAGATTTATGACCAGCAGCTAAACCACCGGCCGCCATTTTCTTAGCCTTGCCGCCACCGCACATCATTGGCGCGCCAGCTGGTGCCATACCACGAGGAGCCATTGGAGGCGCAGCCATTGGACGCTGAGGAGGCGTCATGCCCATATCTGGGCGACGCGGCTCTTCTTTTTTCATCATGGCAATCTTGACGTCAGCGCCTTTGCCTTTGGCTTTGCCGCCGGAGGCCATCTTTTTCATCATGGTCTCAGCTTGAGCGTATTGCTTTGGGCTGATCTTGCCAGACTTAATGGCAGCGGCAGTCTTTGCGGCGCCCTTGCCATGGCCTTCAGACTTCTCACCAGCAACGTACTGAGCCTTGCTGATCTTGCCAGACTTGAGAGCCTTGGCTTCTTTCATTTCTTCAGCGCGGGTTTCTTTCCCACCGAACAGTTTCTTTGCAGCCATCTGACCACCTCCTGCGAATTTTTTACCTTTGTCGGCAGCGACGAACTCTTTGCCGACGGATTGTTTGATTCCGACCTTCTTGGCAAACGATGGGTTGTGAGCCACGGCAGCCATTAGGTTGTGCTGTTTTTTACTTACACTGGGCACTCTTCGCTTCCTTAATGAATGCGTCAATCTTTTCATCAAGACGCTCCAGACGGTCAAGAACGCGACCAATGTCAGCGTGAACCTCTGCCTTTGTTACATACTCCTTGGC